GACGTTCCTGATGGACAAGCCAAAGAGCATCCTTACTCAGAGCCTATCGGCCCTATGACCGAAGAGGAAGCCATTGAGTATCTCATTATGAAAGACATTAGCCCTGCCGTATGGCGGGACTACAAAGGCAACAGGTCAGTCCTAAAGATTGTACCAGTAGAAATGATCCCATCGGATCGCAGCTTCCGCAATGCGTGGAAAATTAACCAAGAAATGGAGATGGCGGCATGACCACTTACATCAATATCAACGGAGATGTACGTGATGCGGCATCCCTTACAGTTCCAACAGACCGCACGTTTCGTGGCGCTTGGGAGTTCAATGGAGATGCTGTTGAGATCGACATGACAGCAGCACTGGCTATCCATAAGGATACTCTTCGTGCTGAACGTAAGACACGTCTTGATGCTCTGGATGTAGAGTACATGAAGGCACTAGAGGCTGGCACAGGTGCTGACGCTATTGCCGTTCAGAAGGCTACGCTGCGTGACATCACAGACGATGCGCGTCTTGCTGCTGCGGCTACACCTGATGAACTCAAAGCGTTGGACCTAGCTACCCTGTTGGGAGAATAATCAATGAGCAAGGCCCGCTTGCCCAACTAGCAATCAGAACTGAACTAGAGAAAAACAGGAGATAGCCTATGGCTGATCAAGACGCTTGGCACGTCTCTAAAAGTGTGCCCGCAACTCTATTATTTGGCCTACTGACCCAAGCGGCTGCAATTGTCTGGACTGTGTCCATGATGCTCTCAGACATCGAAAGCAACCGCGCGGCCATCATCGAAATGCAAATGCGATTAGCGGCTCTCGAAGAGATCGTCCAAGGGCAAGCTGTAGCAATGGCGCGTATTGACGAAAACATCAAAGCCATTCGCAACGTAGTCGAACTTTGGTCATCTGAAAGGTAGGCCTACGAATGGAACACGTATACCAAGCCGCGCTAGGCTATAAAGATCTGAAAGAGTACCCAGGTAGCCAACACAATCCAGAGATCATCAAGTTCTTTGCGGATAGTGGGCACGAATGGGTCCAGGACGACGAGACAGCCTGGTGTGCCGCATTTGTCGGCTCAGTGCTTGCACAATGTGGGATCTCAGGGACCAACAAGCTGAACGCCAGATCTTACCTCAAGTGGGGCCAAAGCATCGACATCAACAACGCCAAGCCAGGTGATGTCACTGTGTTCTGGAGAGGATCCAAAGACAGCTGGAAAGGTCACGTAGCCTTCTATTCGCACCATGACGCCAACAATGTGTACGTCTTGGGTGGCAACCAGGGCAACTCTGTGTCGATCCAGGCCTACCCACGATCCAGGCTGCTAGACGTCCGCACAATGGACACCCCGCGAACATCAGTCGCCCAGAGTAAAACCGTGCAAGCATCGGTAGCCCAGGTGGCAGCTGCAGCTGGTGCAGGGGTGACTGCTGTGTCTGCTCTCGATAGCACTGCCCAGCTGGTGGTCCTGGTAGGCGCTGTAGTCGTCACTGTGACTGCTTTGGTCGTACTGAAAGAGCGGGTACTGAAGTGGCAGTCAGGCGTCCGCTGATGTGGATCCTAGCTAAGATCAAGGTTTACCTAGCGGGGCTAAGTGCTCTGCTGGGTGTCGTTGCTTTTGCGTTCCTGCGTGGACGCCAAAGTGCAAAAGTTGAACAAGAGACAGAGAGGCTGCGGTCCTATGTTGAGACACGACAAGAGATTGACCAGGCCCAAGATGCTGTTGATGACGCTGGTGGTGGCCGTGAGTGGTTGCTCCAGCGTAAGCGGAAACATGATGGCTCTATGTGATGGCACTGAGGTTCTCAGAAATGACCACGTAGACGCCCTATTAGTTGATGGAGGTCCACAGTCCCAAGAAACTGGAGCCTCCCTCGTAGCGGCCCTCGACGCTGGCTGCATTCTTTGAGGAAAGGGTGGTGCCCATAGACTACACAGGTCGAACATCGGTTCACATCGGTTTCGATCTGTGTTTTTTCAAAATTGGTGACACAAGGCGCTTGATTGGTGTCACGGAATTGCTTATCTGTTGTCTCAGAGCAAATGTCTTAGGCGACGTTGGTAGAGCAACTGACTTTTAATCAGTAGGTCGATGGTTCGAACCCATCACGGCTCACCACTTTTTCGTCATCAGACATCTTTAGCTCTTTACTAAGGAGAAAACGATGATGAACGAACTAATTTATGGCCATTCTGATGAAATCGAAGGCATTCTATCCGAAATTGGCGTTGGCCAGATCCGTGGATCTTTAGAAAAGACCACCCGTGAGGAAGACAGGAGACATCTGGCACTGCAGCCCAACTTCTTCTATGATCCGCGAGATGAGAATGGCGAGGTGCCGTTCTGATGTTACTTTTAGATTTCACAAACGCTAACGCTTCACGCTTATGGCACGGACGTCACCTCAAAGAGAGCCAGGCACGTGTACTAAAGTTCTGTGCTTTTGCTGACCACAGCTTACGTTCAATCGACCAGTTCAAACCCGCTGACCTGTATGCTTTTGGTGACTACATGGTCTCAGAAGGCAAAAGCCCCAATACGGTAAACCACTATTTCGCAGCTATATCGACAGTATTCAAGTTGGCTGTAGATATGGAGTTTTTGACCCATGTCCCTAAAATCAAGTGGCACAAGGTCCGCTCTGGTCGTCCACGTTACATGAGCAAAGACGAGATCCATTCTCTTGATGTGTTTTTTAAGCAGTCTGAAGATCCGTGGGTGAGCAAGATGATGCCACATCTGTGTACCATTGCTGTAAACACTGGGATGCGCTTGGGCGAGATCTTAAAGATCAAACCAGAAAATGTGCACAAGATGGACGGTGGGACTTGGGTCTACCTAGCAGCTACCAAGAACGGAGATGATCGCTGGGTTCCTCTAAACGACAAGGCTGCAGCTGCCTTAGATGCGCTGGGCAACACACCAGGGGACAAGTTTACTCACCGTCGTTTTTATAATGCGTGGGATGTCGCTCGATCCAAGATTGCACGTGGTGATGATACCTTCGTCTTTCACGTACTACGGCACACTGCAGCGTCAACGATGGCCAACGAACTTGGCGTCAACACACTTCTGATTGGCCAGATGCTAGGCCACCGGAACGTCGCTACGACGGCAAAATACGTCCACGCGAAGCCTAAGACGTTGCAGGACATCGCACGAAAATTAGGCAACCAGTAGCAGAAAATAGCGAAGACCAGGCATCAAAAAGAGCAGTTTTTAAAACTTAACAAAATCAGATGCTTGGACTTCCTGTGACCCTACGGACAACTTGGGTTTGACTTTAGATGACTTAGGGTCAAATTGAGACATCTTAGCTTGGGAGAGTTTAGTGAATAGTGAAGACCACGAGAGCCAACAGGCGGCTCTAGAAGAGAAAATGAAGACTGACGGACAACATCGGTATCTTAATAGACAATCCAAGATGACCTCAGTCTCTACTATGAACGAACCACACAAATTAATATCAAAAGCATTAGGCAAGGTATCAGATGAACTGAAGAAAATGATTGAAGAAACTGGATCACAAGGGCGTCCACGTCAGTGGCTACAGTTTTTACAAAACGTAGATGTCGAAACACTTGCCTACATTGGTCTTAACTGTTGCTTTGACAGTGTTCTCACTTTTGGGTCTCAGACATCTACAACCAGTAAGATTGGCCGTCGTGTTGAACTAGAGAATTTCGCACTTGGTCTGGCTAAGTATGACAAGACACTTTTCTCCCGTATTACTAAGCAGGTCACTAAAGACCACACTAGCCAGGTCTATCGCATCAAGGCTGCAAAGATTATTGCGTCGAGAGAAGGGTATAAGCCTGAGAAGTGGTCTGCCAAAGATTGTGTCGTGATGGGTTCCCCTGTCCTGAGTGCTGTCTTGAAGGCATCAGACCTCTTCACAACCTTTGATGTGAACATAGGCACAACCAATACAAAGATGGTTATTGGTCTGACTGAAGAAGCGAGAGCCAACCTGTTCACTATGCAGACTGATGCGTCTTGGGCAGAGCCAATGTATGGACCAATGATTGTACCTCCGCAGCCTTGGACATCTTTTAACACTGGCTGCTACTATGACTTCGCTTTGTCGTCTTCTGTACCTCTGGTCCGAGGCGCTAACAGAGAGCAAAGGAAGGCCATACAGCACCACTTTAATCAATATGGTACACCAGACTACGTGAAGGCTCTAAACGCTGTCCAGGCGACCCCTTTGAAGACCAACACAGATGTTTTGAGTGCACTTGAGTGGGCAGAGGAAACACAATTGTCATTTGGTAAGTTTCCAGAAATGGTTGCTCCTAAGTTTCCCAGAACTCCAGCCAACATTGATGATCTAGACCCTGAGATTTCTGCCCAACTAAAGCGAGATCAAAAGGCGTGGCATGCTAAAGCACGGGAAGCTGATGCCAACAAAGGTAACATGGTGGCGGTTATAAAGACTGCTAACGAAATGGCTCAGTATGATCAGTTCTGGTTGCCCTGGAACTTTGATTTCCGTGGTCGCTTGTATCCTGTGTCCACCTTCAACTACCACCGTGATGACCACGTCAAAGCACTGTTTACTTTGGCGAATGGTAAGCCAGTGACAGATGAGACACGTGATTGGATCTCGATCCACCTGGCAAACTGTGGCGACTTTGATAAAGTCTCAAAGCGGTCTTTTGATGACCGTATTGCTTGGGTGGCTGACCACCACGACAAAATCATGGAAGTTGCCGCTGACTTTAAGTTTACTTTTGACTGGTGGTCTAAGGCTGACAAACCATTTCAGTTCCTGGCTGCAATCTTTGAATACTACAACATGCATACCCAGGGGGAAGACTACGTCTGCTACTTGCCACCAGCGATGGACGGTACGAACTCTGGAGTTCAACATTACTCTGGTGCACTGCGAAACGAAGACGATGGTCGATTGGTTAATCTGACGCCCACAGACACCTGTCAGGACGTCTATGCCGCTGTGGCCGAGGTCAGCACACGTTTACTTCAAGAACGCGCTGGTGACCCCATTGCAGACGCCTGGTTGGTCTACGGTGTTGGCCGTAAGGAAGTGAAGCGGAACACGATGACTTATGGCTACTCAAGTGTTGAGCGTGGCTTCTGTGACCAGATCCTTGAAGACCTCATGGCACCACTGAGACGTGACGTGGCACATGGTCGGATCGAGAAGCACCCGTTTGGTGACAACAGATCCCAGGTCAAGCATGCAGCCTTGTTGGCGAAGGTCAACTTCCAGTCTGTACAAGAGGTCGTCGCATCAGTTTCACATGGCATGCAGTTTCTCCAGCAGCTGACCGACGCGGTGTCAAAAGAGGGCAAGACGCTCCGCTGGCAGACCCCGTGTGGTTTCCCAGTTGTCCAAAGCTACACCAAGTGGACCATGAAGAAGGTGCGTATCTACCTGTGGGATCGTGGGATCAAAAAGGAGCGATGGACACAGATGACTGTCCGCGAAGAGAACCCCTTCAAGATCGACACAAAGAAGATGAGGTCAGCTGTGGCTGCTAATGCTGTTCACAGTCTCGATAGTGCACACATGATCAACACGATCTTGATGGCATTAGACAACGACGTGAGTGACTTCTTCATGATCCACGATAGCTTTGCGACCACCTGTGCTGACACATGGACGATGTATCACTGTGTGAGACATGCCTTTGTTGATCAGTATGAGAGCGGCTGCTTCTTTGAAGAGATCCGAGACCAGGTTGCCCAGCGCGTCAGTGACCCAAACAAGGTTCTTCCACCTGTTCCATCTAAAGGAACATTGGACATCCGAGGTGTCTTAGAGAGTGAGTATTGTTTCAGTTAGACTTCATGTGACCCTATGGACAGATAAGATTTCATAGGAGCAATCATGCACCCAAGAGAGAGGATCTTGGGAGAGATCAAATATTACCAACTGAAGGGCGAACCAGTCCCTCAAGAGACCCTGGATGCTGCGAAGCACTGGGGTCTTTTTGTATCCAACGACAACATCGATAAAACCAAAGGAGAGCCAACAGATGGCAAAGATTAGATTTGTAACACCACAGGGCCGCGCAAAGTATCCCTGGCTAAACAAGCCAGACACACAGTTTTCGGCAGACGGTGTCTACTCAACCTACTTGATTATGGACGCGGGTCAGGCCGCAGACTTCAAGCAGTTAGTGAAAGACACCGGCCTCAATGCCTTCGGTGCAAAAGCAAAATACTCAGTCCCTGTAGAGACGGATGAAGAGACTGGTGATTTTGTTGCTAAGTTCAAAAGTAAATACGTGCCTACGTTCATTGACAGCGCTGGTGAAGTAATCGACCCAGAAGTTGTTCCATCGATCTTCGGTGGATCTGTTTTGTCTGTCGCTGGTGAGGTTTATCCTTACGCCGTGAGCGGTAAAAAAGGCATCAGCCTTCGCCTAAATCTGGTACAAGTCATTGATCCCGTCAGTGGTGGCGAGGGTGCGGGTAATCCATTTGGTGTCGTCGAAGGTGGCTTCGTCAAAGCTGACGCTCCAGCACCAGCCCCAGCAACCAACGCTCAACCTAGCACCGATGATGACGATGATGACTTCGACTTTTAATAGGGGCATCAAGAATGGCTATCGGTCAGGATTAGAAGACAAGGTGGGCCAGCAGATTACTACTGCTGGTCTCCCGTTGCTCTACGAAACCGACAAGATCGAGTACACTTGGCCAGCACGTCAATCCAAGTACACACCAGACTTCAAGCTGCCCAAGCATGGTGGTTTCTACTACATCGAAACTAAAGGGCGTTGGGTCACTAATGATCGAGCCAAAGCATTGCTCTTACACAAGCAACATCCAGACATCGACATCCGATACGTGTTCAGCAACCAACGGTCTAAGTTGTACAAAGGGTCTCCCACGACCTACGAGATGTACGCCGAGAAGCACGGTTTGACCTATGCAAACAAGTGGATCCCTCAAGAGTGGCTGGATGAGAGCCTGGCCGCTCTGAAGTAGGGCAAGGGTCACCTTCGGGTGGCCCTTTTTATTTGAACACCAGCATGAAGGAGAGAGCATGTTAGAACTGAAGAAGAAAGAACATGTAGAAAGCGACTTCATTGCACACACACCCTGTGAAGTCTGTGGCTCAAAAGACAACGCTGGTGTGTATACAGATGGGCACACCTATTGCTTCGGGTGCCAGGCATATGAGCATGGTGATGACGATGCTCCAGCGGTTCAGCGGGTATCTAAAGCGTCCCCAGACTTACTCAAAGGTGAGTACCATGCCCTGTCCAGCCGTAAGCTGACTGAGGAGACCTGCCGCAAGTTTGGCTACATGCTATCCAGACGGAACGGTGAGCCTGTTCACGTCGCTTCATATCGTGACAGCAACGGTCTGCTGGTAGCCCAAAAGCTACGGACTAAAGATAAGAATTTTCCCTGGGTCGGTGAAGCAAAGAAGTCCACTTTGTTTGGTGCTCACCTGTGGAACTCTGGCAAGAAGATCGTGGTGACCGAGGGAGAGATCGACTGCATGTCAGTTAGTCAGATCCAGGGCCACAAGTGGGCCACGGTCAGCTGTAAGAACGGGTCGGCTGGGGCTGCTAAAGATCTATTGAATGCCTGGGAATATCTCGACAAGTTTGAAGAGATCATCCTGATGTTTGATAGTGATGAGGCTGGTCAGGCGGGTGCTCTAGCAGCTGCTGAAGTTCTCCCCATTGGTAAGGTCAAGATCGCTACACTACCTTATAAGGACGCCAACGAGTGTCTGATTAACGGTGCATCAGCAGATGTGGTTAATGCTATTTTCCAGGCGGCACCTTTCCGACCTGACGGCATCGTCAGTGGTGTAGATATGCGTGATGAGATCTCGCAGGTAGACGCTATGTCTGCCATCACCTACCCATTCAAACGCCTCAACGAGATCACCAAAGGCGTCCAAGGATCGACCCTGACAACCATTGCTGCTGGCTCTGGTGTCGGCAAATCCACCCTGGTCCGTGAGTTGGCATATGGCTTCATGTGTCAGGGTCAGAACGTCGGGATGCTCATGCTCGAAGAGACACCCAAGAGATCTGCGCAAGGTCTCGTTGGTCTTCACATGGGACGCAACATCACCATCGATCCTGATGCAGCTACCAAAGAAGAGGTAGAGGCAGCATATGATGATCTGATGTCCGACAAGTACGGACGGTTCTACCTGTTTGACCACTTCGGATCGACGGGCATGGACATCATTACCAACCGCATCCGCTACATGAACAAGGCGTTGGGCTGTGACATCATCTTCCTAGACCACATCTCGATCTTGGTCTCTGGGCTGACTGGTAAGGTCACAGATGAAAGACGCCTGGTAGATGACATCGTCACACATCTACGAACCACAGTAGTCCAGGAGTTAGGCATCAGCCTGTTCCTGGTTAGTCACTTAAAGAGGCCCATGTCAGAAGCGGGTCACGAAGGTGGTGCCAAAGTCCAGCTATCACAGCTGCGGTCTTCTCACTCAATTGCCCAGCTGTCCGACTTCTGCATTGGCCTACAGGTAGATGCTGAAGACCCAACATCAGGTGGACGTGAACTGGTGGTTCTCAAGAACCGTTTCACTGGTGAGGTCGGGTTCGCTGGTGAACTAAAATACAATCGGGACACTGGTCGGCTTATCGATACCGACGACGAAATCCCCTTCTAAAAAACTAAACATCGACAACAAAGGAGAACGCTCATGGGCGAACAAATACCTATGTCTTTTACTGACACCAGTGTGGATGCACTTGCTTCCATTGATGTGACCAAATTGGAGCGAATTGTACTCACTGCCATTAAGAAATTTGGCAACAAGGGCTGCATTTCTGACGAAGTTCTGCTGGGCCTCCCAGGCTACAGATACTCATCAATCACAGCGCGTTACCGCTCTTTGATCGACAATGGCCTGATCGAAATCGTCGGGACACGTAAGGGGGTCTCTGGCCGTCAGCAGCGGGTCTATCGGGCAATCAAAGTATCTAAGGGTGAAGCGCATGCATGAATACAAAATGAATGAATATCAGGCCGATGCTGCAGCCACGGCAATCTACAAGTGGAAAGTCATCTACCCTGCACTGGGCCTGGCTAATGAAGCTGGAGAGGTCTTGGGTAAGCTGAAGAAGTTGATCCGCGACAATGACGTCCGGTTTGATGGTAAAAGCAGGGTCACAGACAAGCAACGTGTTGAG